CTCGGGGTCGTTCATCACGTTCGCTCGTGCGATCCTCAAGGTCAACGGCGTCGCAGTACCGAACAATCAAGCCGAGGTTCGTGTACTTGCTGCCATTCCCGAAAGGGCGTGGTATGACGGCCCTTACGACCCCGATGAGCCGCAAGTACCAGCTTGCTATGCTCTGGATTCGGGCGAGCCGCACCCCGAAGCAGCAGACCCCCAGTCTGATACGTGCATGGGCTGCCCTAAGAACAAGTGGGGCACGGCTCCGCCTCGTCCTGGTTCGACTATCCCTGGCAAGGGCAAGGCATGCCGTGAGGGGGCCCGCATCATCGTCACGCCGGCTGGGATCCCGCTGAAGTCCAGCCCCCTATACACCGCGAAAGTCCCTGTCACGTCGCTCAATGCGGTTCAGACGTACATGGACCGTTGCGCGAACAGCGGCCGCATGATGGGCGAGTTCATCGGCGTCCTGAGCGTGGTCGAGGACAAGCGCTCGTTCTTCAAGGTCGGCTTGGACATCAAGGAGCATACGGCAGATCTGGACCCGGTGCTCATGATGAACAAGATGGATCAGGCCATGCAGCTCGCGCTGCAGCCGTACCCGAACCTGAACAGCGATAACTAGGAGGTCGCATGGACGAAAGCGGCAAGTATCCGCCTCCCGCGCAAGCGATGGGGCAATACAACCAGGGCATGCTCGGTCTGGTGGACTCCAAGATGCACAACCCGACCATCGGGGAGAACATCGACATGAAGATCCGGCAGGCCGAAGAGCGGCTCCAGATGCTGAAAGACAACAAGGTCCGGATGGAAAAAACCGGCCTGTTGGACATCCGCATTCATGACCTTCGTCAGGTGATGGACTACTAGACCCAACAGCAGTTGCCAAACGTGCTGGGATTCCTAGCCCTTCGGGGCTAGGTCTTTTATGCTAGTGGCATGTATCTCACGGGTACATGCCACTACCATAATTTTGTGGTAGGTCACAGGAGTTATACATGAAGAAGTTCCGAATCCTTTCTCTTGCTCTGGCCGCAGCCGCGGCAGTGCTTGCGGTCCCCGCCGCGAACGCTGTCACGCTTGGGTTCCAGGACGAGTTCAGCGGCGGTACCAACTGCGTGAACCTCATCAGTGGTTGCTCGTTCTTGCAAGCGGAGCAGACGGCCACGGGCGTCCACTTCGAGCTGCAGGGCACGATGGCACCGGGTGAGTTCATCACGGGGCTGTACGGGAACTACACCGGCGCACCGCTCACCATCAGCAACGTCGGCGGTACGGGGGCAGCAGCCTACCAGGGCTTCAGCTTCTCGAACGACTCGTTCAAGGCGGACGGCGACGGGTTCTTCGACTGGAAGATCGATCTGGCCACAGCAGCGGCCAATCGCTTCAACCTGTTCGACACGCTCTCGTGGGACTTCGTCGGCGCCTCGTTGAGCTCGTTCAACAGCCGCAGCGTCAACGGTCCGATCGACAAGAACGGCTTCCTGTTCGCCACACACGGTCAAGGACTCGTGCTCGGCGGCTCGGGCTGGTTCAAGGGTGACCTCACCCCGACGAGCACCCCCTTCGACGTGACGCCGGTTCCGGAACCCGAGACGTACGCGCTCTTTCTCGCCGGTCTCGGCGCGATGGGGATCGTGATCCGTCGCCGCAAGAACCAAGCGGCGTAAAGACTCAGGCCTGAGCCTTTAGGAGTCCTGGCCTTCGGGCCAGGCTCTTTTCACTAGAGACCAACTCTAGTCAAAGGAGCTAGTACGATGATCGAGGTAGTATTTGACTTTGAATCTGAAGAGATTCAGAATAGGCCAGATTACCCCCCTAAGCCGGTGGGCCTGGCACTGTACGTTCTTAGTGGCTCAATGAAGCAATGCCACTATTACGCCTGGGGTCATCCCACTGGCAACAACTGCACAGAAGGGGATGCCATCCATGCCGCATGGGAACTACTCCAGGACCCGTCAACGTTCTGGATTGCGCACAACACAGCTTTTGACGCAAGCATCATCGTTGAGAAGTGGAGTCTTGAATTCCCCTGGGAACGCAGTGCTGATACAATGCTCCTTGCGTTTCTGGATAACCCATACGGCGAGCTGTCCCTCAAGCCGCTGGCAGCAAAGCATCTCAATATGCCGCCTGACGAACAGGATGCAGTACAGCAGTGGCTCATTCGGAATGGCGTGGTGCGAAGCAACGATAAGCAATGGGGTGCTCACATCTCAAAAGCTCCTGCCGAGATCGTTGGACCGTACGCTCTAGGCGACGTGATCCGCACCAAGGGCCTCTTCGACTACTATAGGGCCACAAATGTTTGAACAAATAACAGGCGAAGAAGTGGCGATGTGGATGACGCTCATCTTCTTCGCCGGTGTAGTCTGCGGCATGTGGCTTGCCCATTCCAACAAGGAAGAAGAGAAGGAATGAACCCAGAACAACTTGAAATGCGGTTGATGCCAATCGTCAACCGGATGGAACGACGTGGCATCAACCTAGATGGCCCCCGTTTGCAAACCGACACCGACTACTACTGGGGCATCCTGGAAGAAGTTGATGAGCGGATCATGTCGAAGCTCGGCAGTCGGGTCGACGTAGACTCGAACGCAGAGCTAGTCCTGGCACTGCAGAAGGTCGGTTACACCAGGTTCCTGTCAACGCCGAAAGGCAAGCTGTCCGTCTCCAAGGATTCCTTGATGACGGCTCTGGAAGGGGGCGATCCTGAACTACTTGGACTACTGCTCGTCAGGGGTGCCCTCGCTACCTCACTTCGGACGTTCCTACAACCATGGTCCGTGCAATACTCTCGGAATGGGCGTCTATTTCTCCGTTGGAACCAGTTCCGGAATTACACGGATACAGGAGCTCGTACGGGGCGGCTGTCATCGTCCCCTAACCTCCAGAACATCCCGGTTGAGTGGGAGGAGCTCAGGGAGCGTCTCAAGAAGATCGGTTTCGAGCTCTGGTTTGAGTTGCCATCGATTCGCCAATACATTATCCCTGACGCAGGTATGGTGTTCGTGGGGGGCGACTACAAGGCGCAGGAGATGCGACTACTCGCACACTTCAGTCAGGGCACGCTACTCGAAGCTATCAGAGCTAGGCCTCATGACGACATTCATGCCGTGGCAGCTAACATTGCCGGTGTTACTCGTCGAGTTGCCAAGACGCTCGGTTTCGCGGTCCTGTACGGAGCAGGCGTCGGGCGCATTGCTGAATCGCTTAACTGCACGGCTGAAGAAGCGGGGCGAATTAAGAACCGCTATCTCACAGCGCTTCCCGATATCAAGAAGTTCCAGAAGGCACAGACGGACATCGGGAAGAACGGCGGTTTCGTTGAGACGCTCGGTGGCCGCAAGTACTACACCGATCCCACGGTCAAGGTAATCAATGGCCGTATCGTTGACTACAGCTACAAGCTGGTCAACTACAAGATTCAGGGCAGCGCAGCGGATCAGACGAAGCGCGCCATGATCCACTATGACGACATGGACGAAGGCGAGCTAGTCCTGTCGGTACACGATCAGCTCGTTGCACAAGTTCCGATCGGCACCCCCTCCACGAATCTGTGTCTGGCGATGACAGAGTCCTTCCAGGAGATCTTGAGGTATCAAGTAACTGTAGACCCTAGTCCTGAAGACTGTATGCGCTTCTCAGACATTAAGGACACGGCTGAAAAGATCAAAACAGTGCTTGGTTCTCAAGATGGTACCCAACGACCCTTCACACCACCAGAGAACTAGTATGACCTATTCAGAGCCATGGGGCCACAGCAAACTCGACACCTTCCAGCAATGTAAGAAGAAGTTCGAGTTCCAGTACATCAAGAAACTGCCCTCGCCTGGCAATGAAGCCATGGCCCGAGGGGGGAGGATGCATGAAGACATCGAGGCCTATCTGCAAGGTTGGATCACCGAGCTACCGGCGGCTATCCTCCCGTGGAAGGATCGTCTGGACGAGCTCAAGGCCATGCCCAATTTCACCTCGGAGCAGGCCGTCGGTCTGGACAAGAATTGGCGCCCCCTTAAGGACTGGTTCCAGAAGGACACCTGGCTCCGTGCCAAGATGGATGCCAAGACCTACCACGACGTGGGCAAGAAGCTCCAGGTGGTTGATTTCAAGTCGGGGAATTACCGCGTCCCGTCCGACGAACAAATCGAGCTTTACGTCCTTGTTGGCGTAGCACAGCACCCCGAGGCTGAGGAAGCAACGGCTGAGTTCTGGTTTATTGACAAGGACGACGTCTACTCGAAGACTTATAAGGCGCCTGAGTTCCCGGCGCTACGCAAGAAGTTCGAGGGGCTAGCCAACAACCTCTACACCACTGAGGTGTGGATCGAGGAGCCCAGCAGGGAGTGTAAGTGGTGCCCATACTCGAAAAGTCGGGGTGGGCCATGCAAGTTCTAATTCCAACGGAAAGAGTCTTTGAACAAAAGTGCAGAGAAATAGCGGAGAAGCAACAATGTATCCTACTGAAGGTGGAGAAGCGGAAGGGGTGGCCCGATCGGATGCTCCTAGCCCCGAACGGGCAGATGGCGTGGGTGGAACTCAAACGGCCGGGGGAGAATCCAACGAAGTTCCAGGAGCATATCCACGAGATGCTGCGGTCGATGAATTTCAGAGTGCACGTCGTGGAGAACTATTCGCAGTTCATGGCAGCACTAGTGTCCTTGAAGGCTTTGGCCCGCCCGAGTGGATCCCCGTCAATTATCAAGTAAGAGGTGTTAAGTGGCTAAGCGAGAACATCGGTTCCGCCCTCTTCTTGAAGCCTGGTTCGGGCAAGACGTCGGTAGTTCTGGCCGCATTCCTCCGGGTTTCGGAGATGATCCTACGGCGAAAGACCCGGATGCTTGTGTTGGCGCCCCTGAAGCCCGCCGAGTCTACCTGGATGGACGAGCCGCGAAAATGGAAGCAGTTCGCGCACTTGAAAGTCGGTCTGGCTCGTGGACCACTACGCGAGCAGATCTTAAAGGACCTATCCTACGACGTAGTCGTGACCAACTACGATTCCCTGGAGTGGATAGCCCCGATCCTGGAACAGAAGAATGACTTTGACGTTCTAGCATGCGATGAGCTGACTAGGCTCAAGCATATCCAGTCAAAGCGCTTCAAGCTACTGAAACCACTTCTCAAGACGTTCACGTACCGCTGGGGCGCAACGGGCACCCCCGCCGCCAATGGTCTGCTGGACCTCTTTGGCCAAGTAATGGTACTCGACCTGGGTCAACGTCTAGGCCGTTACATCACCCACTTCAGGATGACGTACTTCTACCAGAAGCCCTGGGATCAGTACCGGTACTATATCTCTGACAACATGGCAGACAAGCTCGTTGAGAAGATCAGCGACATCTGCATGTACCTAGCCAATGACGAGGAGCTGGAATTGCCCCCGCTCATTGACGTCATCCGCCGTACCGACCTCCCGCCGAAGGTTCGCCGTCAGTACTACGAGCTGGAAACTGAGTTCATCCTCAAACTGTCTACCGGCCTGGTAACCGCGTCTAATGCGGGGGTGCTGACATCGAAGCTACGCCAGTTCACTGGTGGCGCGGTGTACAACGCCACGGCTGATCGGACCTGGTCAGACGTGCATGACGCCAAGATTGAGCTCCTGAAGGACCTCGTCGAGGAGCTTGCAGGCGAGCCTCTTATGGTATCCTATCAGTTCGAGCATGAGTATGAGCGACTGATGAAGGAGTACCCCCAGGCGCTGTGGATCAAAGGCGGCATGCCTAAGGGCCTGTTACAGTCCACAATTGAACAGTGGAATACGGGGGCGATACCGGTCATGCTGGTACAGCCTTCGGCGGCAGCGCTGGGTTTGAATTTGCAGTTCGGTGGCAACAACCTAGCTTGGTATTCCCTGACCTATAACCTGGAAGAGTACATCCAGATGATCGCACGCCTGCTCCGTAAGGGTCAGACGAAGAGTGTCATGAACTACATCCTAACGGTGAGTGACACAATTGACCAAGTGGTTGCGAAGGCCCTGGTCGCCAAAGACCTCACGCAGAACAAAGTGTTTGAAGCGCTGCAGGGGTTAAAAACCGAGGAGTAACAATTCGTAAAAAGATTTCCATTGGGAGTTCCTTCGTCGTATAATGTATTTTGCTGCCTGCGATTCCGCGGCAGCTGGCACAGGACCAACAGGAGATTTGGAATGGATTTCAAAGGTTTGAGCATGTCCCAACTGATCGAGGCGTACAACGTCCTCGCCACGGAAAAGGGCGTGCCCCACGAGACCGAGTTCAAGAACCTCGCCGCAGCTCGGGCGGCAATCACTTCACTGGAGAGCAAGATGACAGACGAAACCACCACGGCAGTCGATGCCGATCCCGCGGCTGCGTCCGCTGATGGCGCCGAGAACACCGGTGCCGACGTGAGCACCACGGACTCGAAGTACTCGACCGTCGGCAAGCGTGGTCCGACGCAAGGCGTTGGCGAATTCGCCAAGCAGCTCCTCGCCGGGGGCATGCCCACCGGCGACGTCCTGACGAAGGTCCGCGAACAGTTCCCGACGGCCAAGACGAGCGCCTCGTGCATCGCCTACTACAAGGCCGCGCTGAAGAACCCGAACCTCGGCAAGCGCAAGGGCGGCGTCTCGACCGATCCCGCCGCGCTTCGCGCCAAGGCCGCGGAACTCATGGCTGCCGCGCAGGCCGCCGAAGCCGCCAACGCCGAGGCTGCCGTGAAGGCCGCCGAGGAAGCGGTTGCCAAGGCCGAGGTCGCCAAGAAGGCGGCGGAAGCAGCGCTCGCGGCGCAAGCTGCGCTCAAGGAACAGCAGGCAGCGCAAGCTCCGGCAGCCTAACGCTGAGGGGGCGATCGTGAGGTCGCCCCCTTAAGGAGCAACATGAACAAGATGCGCTATCTCGAGCTGATCAACCCAGCTATCGAGATTGTGGTAAAGAAGCACGAGGATTACGGCAATGACCGTCTCGGGCTCAAAAGCTATTTTCCGTTCGGACTCAAATCTCATATCCAGATGCTGCACATCAAAACGCAGCGCCTGGTCTCGTTGGCGCAGACTGGTCAGGAACCGAACTTCGAGTCCGTCAAGGACACGCTGCTCGACCAGATCAACTACGCCGTCTTTCTGTTGGACGCTATCGACAAAGGCGATGTCTGATGAGCAACTATGAACTGGATTACCTCGACCTGGTGGAAAAGGCCATCACCAAGGGTCAGTACCGCGAGTGCCGTAATGGCGAGACGCGGGCCCTCTTTGGCGAGACCCTCAGGATCGAAGAGCTCAAGTGGGATCAGTTCCCCCTCTTGACGCAACGCCGCATGTTCTACGGTGGTGTCCTCGGCGAGTTGGCGGCCTTTTTGAGGGGGGCCACCAAGCTCGGTGAGTTCCATGCGCAGGGCTGCCACTACTGGAACGAGAACGCCAAGGCATGGCCCCCTAATCAAGATAAAGGGCTAACCTTGCCGGAGATGTCGATCGGCCAGGTCTATGGCGCGCAATGGGTGAACTGGAAGCAAACCGGTTACAACCAGATCGCGGCGATCATGGACGAGCTGTATAGCAACCCACATGGTCGCAGACACGTCCTCACCTCGTTCGATCCTCTGGCCGAGGCTTGTCTGCCGCCGTGTCATCTTATGGCACAGTTCTTCGTCAACGCAGATGGGCGTCTCGACTGCATCGTTTACATGCGCAGCGTGGACCTTATCCTTGGCCTGCCCAGCGACGTCATACTCTACGCAGCGCTCCTCACCTTGATCGCGAACTACGTAGCCATGCGTCCGGGGGTGCTCACCTTCTACATGGGCGATACCCACATCTACGAGAACCACGTGAAGATCTTCTACGATCAACACAAGGACCGCCCAATGCACCGCGCGCCGGGCTACTCGCTTGCTGCGAACGAGGTCTTTGACTTCGTGCCGAAGCACCTCACCATCAACGACTACGAGCACTCGGCAGTCATTCAGTACCCATTCAATGTCTAAGTCAATGTTCAAGAAGGTGGCTGACTTCCACACCGAGATCCTCGGCGTGGATGAACCGGAGATCCCGACCTTCAACCAGCCGGAATGGATCATCGAACGCACGCGGTTCATGATGGAAGAGCTGCAGGAATTCACCTCTGCCGCGATGCAGAAGGACATGGTCGAGGCCGCCGATGGCCTAGCTGACATCGTGTACGTAGCGCTAGGCACTGCGTTCATGATGGGGCTGCCCTTCGAGAAGATCTTCGACCACGTCCACAACTGCAACATGCGGAAGCAGCGCGGTACCACGAGCAGGGGCAATGCGATCGACGCCATCAAGCCTGCCGGATGGGTACCCCCTAACCAGGGTATCGCAAAGATTCTGGAGGACAGTCTTGATTGAACGACCCACTATCCAGCAGGTCATGCTGGGGGTCTGTGTCATCCTGGCGACGCGGGCGACCTGTAAGAAGTTACAAGTCGGCTGCGTCCTGGTTGACAAGTTTCAACGCATACTAGGAACTGGTTACAATGGCGTGGCCCGCGACCAACCTCACTGCATTGACACGGCTTGCCCTGGTGCCCTCGCTCCTAAGGGGGCCGACCTCTGCGAAGCCATCCACGCCGAGCAGAACGCGCTCCTCGTCTGCCGCAACCCAGACGACGTCTACGTCTGCTATACCACGCATGCTCCGTGCCTCCGTTGCACAAAGCTTCTTCTTAACACTGGGTGCGAGTCCATCCAATATCTTTACGGAGAAAACGGTGAACCAGCAGCCGAACGAATCTGGCGCGCAGCCGGAAGAGATTGGTTCCGACACGACGTCAGTGGAATGGCGGGTAGTACCGGGCTATGAAGAGTTCGAAGTCAACAGAGCAGGCGGTATCCGCGAGAATGGCGGACCTGCTCGTGTCAGAGTGGCAGGTTCCGGACATATTTATGTCCTCAGAACCAAATCAAGACCTGCGTTGCTTGTCCACCGCGGAGTACTTCTTGCATTCGAGGGGCCCTGCCCTCCGGGACATGTTTGTCGGCATCTTGACGACAATCCCGCCAACAACCAGTTCGACAACCTGAAGTGGGGCACTAAGAAAGAGAACGCCGAAGACCGCGTCAGGAATGCCCCCACAAAGCCGGGGTGGACTGACGAGCGCCGGCACCTAGAACGGATCAAACAATTGGAGGAGGAGAACCTTGCGCTAAGAACCCAGAACATGCGCTTCAAGGCGACGATCATGAACTTCGTCGCCGATCGGTCAACCCGCGTTACTCAATCTCTTTTGAAGGAGCTAGGACTCTCATGAACTTCACCGACCTCACGAAGGAAGAAGCGGCCTTGGTGCTCGACGGGCTAGCATCGCTGCCTCTCGCGAAGAGCTACAACCTCTTCAACAAGCTGGCGCAACAAGCGCAACAGCAGGGCCAGCAGATGCCCCAGGTCGCAGCGGCTCCCGCAGCTGGTTCGGACGTGGTGCAATGAGCGCGAAGGCCACGCTCGACAAGACACGGCCGTCCTATCCCTGGACGGCTCGCCAGAAGCGCCAAAAGGTTAGCGGACGCTTGACGCGGAAGCAGATGCGGGTAGTCACCCGCAATATCTAGTATCTGCCGCGATCGCGCAAGAACTTCACCTGAGCAGCGGCCTGCTTGGCTCGCTCCTCAGGTGACCAACCTTTGGTGAACCCGATGCTCGATGCGGGGGCACTCACTGGCGGAGCCGGTGGCATTGGACGGCCGAGGGGCAGGCCACCTCTACGACGCGCTTCGTCCAGGCGCTTTTGTTCTTCGGTAGCCTCATCGCTACCGCCTTCCAGATAATCAGGCATGATGCCTCCTTGTTAACCGACCCGCATCCAGAGAACGGTGTCGACGTTGGTTGCGTTTGTCTCGCGACCTAGCATTCGGTAAGTGCCGACGTTGAAGGACGTGTTGGTCGCATTGCCGAAGATCGTAATGGTGACTGCCCCGCCCAGAGCAACGTCCGAGAACGGGTTCATGGTCGGCATACCAACGCCTCGACCGAGCAAGATGCCGCCAACTGGGAAGGTGATGCCGCCGCTCCCAAATGCTCCGGACTCCGTACAGATCGCCACACGGAAGTCAGTAACCCCTTCGCGGACGAAGATAGAGTCATTGCCAGTGGGGACCGTGACCTTCGGTTGTCCGTTTACTATGATCAGCGTACTGTGGTTGCTCAGCGAACCAACACGGACGTCAGTATTGGCGTTCGCCTGTAGGAAGGCCGACGCACCGCTCGTGTGGCGAAGTCGAGCGACCGCCGCAGTTCCATCGGTAACGTCAATCGGATAGGCCGGCGCAGCTCCGGTGTTTATGCCGAGGTAGCCTGCGTTGGTAATCCACACCCGCGTTGTGGACGCATCGATGAACTGCCAGCCCTGATAGTCACCGCCACCCGCGATGAACGAGCGATCCCCGAACTTGATCATGCCCTGATTAGGCGCGCCTGCCACATCAAGGTGAAGCGCAGGTACCCCGCTCGTCGCGCTCTGCACGTCGAGCTTAAACCCAGGAGCTGAGTTGCCAATGCCGACCTGCTGGCCCGTGGTCACGGTAACGACTGGACTATTCAGGTGACTGCTGACGCCGATCCGGTATGAGGAGTCCGCAGCGCGAATCCCAGTACTCCAGTCCCAAGTACCTTGGTTGACATAGTGGGTGAACGCATCACTACCAGTCTGCGTGCCCCCGTTGCTGAGCTCCAGCTTGGCACGCGAGTTGACTGTATTCGAGAAATTGCTGATGAAGATGGCTACATCGCCACCTGGAGCCGAATAGCCAGCGGACATGTTGCCGCCTGAGTTGATCGAACTAGCAGTGGTCAGGACGCCCGCATTGCTGAGGGACATGCGGTTCACGCCAGTGGTGTTCCACTGATAGTCGCTGGCTCCAAAGGTGAACTTGTCCCATGCGGGGGACTGTCTATCAAAGGAACGAAGCTCAGACTCGGCCGGATTCAGGCGCACCCACTCCAGGCCTACATCATTGGCTGCTTGGGCCTGAACTCGGAACTGAACGCCAGCCGGCGGGATGCAGTTGATGCCGAGGTTGCCTGCTGGCGTCAGCCGCATCTGCTCAGTGCCGCCGCCAGCAGAGAAGCGGACTGAGCCGCTTGCGTTCCGGGCACTGATCGCAATACCGCCTACACCATCGGCCAGCATCAGGGCTGCGCTCGGTCCAGCAAGAGGGTAGCCAGTATACCCAGGACCGGTCATCAAAAACTGCGAAGAGATGCTGCCAGAGATCGTAGCAACGAATCCCGTTGCCGCAGCTACTCCCAGATTTGGATTGAGCGAGGTGAATCCAGTAACGCTGTCGGCAGACCCTGCCACGGACAGGAGACCGCCCGGCGCGAACTGCATCGCCGTGACGCCGGCACCCAGAGTCCAGCCCAGCGTGTTCGGCGCTGGGTGCCACATTCCTGTATCGGGGTCAGAGGTGAACGAGTATGCCGGCAGAGCAGCAGTTCCGTCAGGTACTAGTATCTGGCCCGCGGCATTGCCAGTGAAGCTGCCATCAACAGTCAGGTTTCCGATGATGGCAGTGTTCCCACCAACAGCAAGATCGCCTGTTACACTTGCATCACCAGAGGCTTGGAAGTCACCGGTAACTGCCAAGTCAGCGTTGATGCCTACAGTAGATGAGGACCAGGACTGCCGTAGCACCCCCGCTATCGACATCCCCACAGTATTGGGTGCGAAGCGGTATAGCCCCGTGGAGGGGGCCAACGCGAAGGCGAGACCAGGCAGTGCAACCGTCCCATCAACGACCAGGAAAGGCAACAGCGGACCAAGGAGGCCATCCCTGGTGATCACGTTGTTCAGCTGGACGGCAATGTCCGACATCGTGTCATTGGCCCAGATGGACTCAATGACGGTACCGCTGACGACTGGGTTACCAGACGGAAGGGTATAGTTACCACCTGAATCGCGCGGCATGGCAGCCCCTTAGTTATTTAGCAGCTGCAGCACCAGCAGCGCTAGCAGTAGTAGATGCAAGTGCGTCTGCAAGACCTTCAGACATCTTCTTAACGACTGCTTGCTTGGCCGTCAGCGGTTCATTGCCGGCAACACGAGCACTTACATCGTCAACCATCTTCATGAACTTGTCTGGGTCTAGAAGCGCTTCGTCAATCTCCTTCATGACCCTATCTTGATTAGACACCCGCAGGTCATTCAAGGCGCTAACCTTGGCCTTGTTGAGGAACATGTTTGCCATGCCCCAACCCTTGGCCTTGACGAAGGCGCCGAGTACCATCGGGATGTGGTCGGTCCACTTGCTGACGTCTGGGGTTATGGCACCTTGCCCATACTTCACTACGTCACGCCGTGACAGGTCATCAGCAAGGTTTATGGCTATGTCGCGTTCATCCGGCGACAAGCCGTTCTGTGTCTTAGCAAGAGCTTGTCGAAGGGGCTGTGCCCTAACGTCGGGGACCCTCTCGGCGCCTGTTCCGAACTGTCTCCCGCCTGGGATTACGCCATCGCGCATGAACGTACCACGCAGCGCTTCTCCTGCATCTGTAACGTCAGGGGACAAATGCAGCGCATCCCACGCTGAACGAGCAACACGCTCGTCATGCGAGTTGAAATCAGCCAGCCCTCTGCGCCTAGCGCCTCGTTCTAGGGCGCCAAGACGTGGGTTCTGTGACATTGAAGCCGATGTCTCTGGGATCATGCCAGGAGTCGCCCCCTCCATAGCTGTACGAGCCTCAGCGAGACCTTCTTTGCCTAGTGTCTTGGTCAGGCCACCAACAGCTCTGAGCTCGAGCTCTTTCTGGCTAGGCCAGAACGCGTTCTTAACGCCTGATGCAACACTGGCGCCGTACTTGAAAGGCAACGAAGCTACTTTCAGGATTGGTACCGCCGCAGCACCCCCGGCAGCGCCTTCAAGTGAGTCTACCAGACGGTGGCCAAGGTCGCCCTTGTCATCTGCGTGCCCTACAAGGCCTGCTGTCGTAGCGCCCTGCACTGCGCCCTCAGTCATCTTCCCTAGGTTCAGTACTTTGCCGCCGTACTGAGCTGCTTGGGCTAGCTCAGGTATTGCTCTCGTTAGGACCTTACCGCCCAAATTAGCAACGCCCCCGCCGATAGGGGCGGTTATCAACCCCTCAGCTAGCAGCTCGCCAGCGGTGCCCCAGTTGCCTAGAGGCTTGTTACGTTTCTCACGGTCGATCCGTTCCTGGCGACCCTCATCATCTTCGAGACCAACGAGGTCCTTGGCGCCAGAGATAGCGTTACGCAGCCCTGACTGAAAGCCAACAGCTCCTTTCTGGTACCATGGCATACCAGTAGCAGGATTGGCCATGCGCTCTGTATCGGCACGATCCTTCGCCAGCTGCTCTTCATGTGATAGCTTGCTAACGGGGGGCCGATCAAGTGGTTTTAGTTCGCCCGTCGGAGCGGCAGTGCGTGGCGCACCGCCGGGTACCCCTTGTGGCCCAGGTGGAGGTTCCGTGATGGGGGCAGCTCCTGGCGGAGTGTCACGAGGTATCGCGTAGGGCGTAGGCCAAGGCGGCGACGAAGCATTGCCTGGAATCGCGTAGCTAGATACCTTCTTAGCCGGTAGACGCTGATCGCCCTCAGGGCCTTGTACCTTGCCGCCTACATCGTCAGCTCTCGTCATCATGTCTGGATAGATGACGTCATTGAATTTTGCAGTCGCCGCCTCAAGACCGCCTTCCTTGACAGTCACATAGGCTACGCGCCCATCATCAAACGAGAACTTGTAGCGGCCCATGGCTATTCCTCAGTGACTGTGACACCAGGGGGCAGATCGGTTCTACGACGACTTTGAGATACTGGGCGCATTGTTCGCTGCGTAGGCAGGATCGGTTGCGCGCCAGCTCCTGGAATGGCTTCGAAGTTCTCTGGTTGTTCCGGGAACGCCTCTCCAACAGCTGGTCGACCAGTCTGGACGAAGCCATTGCGGAGCCGGTTGAAGTAATGCGCTGCAACCTGGGCCCGAATCTGCAAGTTCTTGGCAATGACTTGCGGATCAGTGAGCTTGCTGAACGTGGCGTTGTCCCAGGCGGTCTTCTCTGAAGCAGTGAAAGCTGAACCGAACTTAGAGTGCCGTTCCATGAGCGCCACAGTGGCCTCGTACTGGCTCCACCAGTTTGCAGCTTCCTTCTGTTCGTCTGAAGACATGCTTCCAGGAGCAAGCTTGCCCACGAACTGATCGAAGGCTCCGCCGGGACCTCCGAACTGCGGTTTGAAGGACGTAAAGGAGCCGCTGATGTTCTGAGCAATGGCTTCGGCATCAGTCATCTTAGAAACGACTGTTGGCGGCACAGGTTGTGACTTCTGACCAGCTGCAAGTGCTCTTTCATGCGCCGCATCGACTCGGGACTGTGCTTCGACGGCAGCAATGCTGCGCTTTGTAGCATCCGCCTCTCTGAACAGCGTCGCCTTCTGGTTCTCATCCAAACGATGGTCGGCAAGCTTGACCTGAATCTCAGACAAGCGATTCTTGTACGTTGTACTGATCTGATCCAGACGATTCTGACGCTGATACGACGATTCCTGTGCTTTCCAGGCACGGTTCGCCTCACGATCAGGCTCGCTGATCATCTGATCTTCCATGTACTTGGAAGCCAGCGTCTTCGATAGCGGGTTCTGCATGCCCCGCGCAGCCCACGCCATCTGCTCTTCTTTAGTGGGCTGCGTGGTCTGCTTGACCATTTGAACCTTCATGGGGTTCATGTCTTCCTGGCCCTCTGGCATGGGTCCAGGCGCAACGCTACCAGGAATCTCTTCTGGTGTCGAGATGGTCTTGGCAAGCGGACGACTGTTCATCCAGTCCTTGTAGTCTGACTGCACTCGACCAGAGAGCTCTGTCTGCGCGGTCTCAGCTTGGCGTTCCTTGCGCGCGCCCATGATCGTGCTGACGAGGGGGGCCAACTGTTGTGTCCACGAAGGCTTGACGTACCAACCGCTAACCATCTGGCCTGGTCCGGCACTTTGTTGGCCCCCAGCACGCAACGCCTGCGCCTGCGCAAGCATGCGCTGGATCTGAGCCTGTTCTGATTCGTAGTCGGTAATTGGCATGATCGCTCCTTAACTCGGTACCGACACGAGCTGACCGTTGGCGTCTACCTGCCAAGTATAGCTGCCATTGTTCATGTACGGCGTCTGCGCTTGTCCAGCTGTCGGCGCGAGCGCTCTACCAGCAGCACCGCCAAGTGCGGCACCACCAGGACCACCGAAGTAGCCGCCTACTAGCGTACCAGCTGTTGATAGCAGTCCGGACCACATGCCTGCGCTCTTGGCTTCATCGGCGTTGTACTGACTTGCCTTTGCGGCGTAGGCGTCCTGTGCCGCTTTGGCGATCTGTGCTGCGCTTGCACCGCCAACGTTGGAATAGCCACTGAACGTAGGCGACGTGGCCTGTGTCATGCCAGAAAGCTGCTGATACTCTGCCATTGGCTGCGAGCGTGCCAGAAGCTGCTCGCTCAGGGCACGTTGGCGGTCATCCAGACTGGCCGATCGCATTGTGCCTTGTTCGCCTAGTTCCTGGCCACGCAGCGCATTGGCATAGGCCGAAGCCTGCGCTTTCTGAGCGAAATCAGAGGCCAAGATGTTGTTATTGAACGCGTCACCAGCAAGCTGCTCCCCGGTCTGCTGGGCCCTTGTCTGGTTCGCAAAATTGGCAACATCGGACAGCTCCGAGGCGCCTTGCCGGCGAGCTGTCATGCCCCGATTGAAGATATCGTTGTAAGCAGTCGTTGCACCGAGCAATGCTTGGTTCTGGGCGTCTACATCCTTCCTGTTCAACCGGTCTTGCGATACGCCGAAGCCCTCATCGGTCTCATTGAAGCCCTGCGCCTTGAGACGCTGAACCTCTCGTTGACGCTGCATGTCCAAATCAGGCTGCGTACGAGCCAACATGGCCTTACGAACGTCTTCGACCGCGCCGAACCCAGAGTCTGGCATCTTGCCGAGACTACTATAGTCCAGATTACCGTAGGCATGCTCACCGGTAGGATCGAACGTGGACATCTGGTCCGCGTTCGGGTTCAGATCGGCTCCTGCGGCATGCAACTGGCTTGGATCTAGGCTCTGGACCTTCGGCAGGCCATTGAAATCGAGGTTTCCTTGCGTCGCGGAAATTGCTTTCGCAAGTGCAGGGTTCGCCGCAGCAGCTAGTTGCTGCTTCTGTATCTGGGCAGCATCATAGAGCGTTTGCTGCCCAGGCGAAAGGGCCGTCGTCTGAGTCCACTGGCCCGTTGCGGGGTCCATTGTCCACGTGGACGACCCATCAGGCGTGATCTGGTTAGGCCTGTTTGCTGCGGCAACGCGGTCCGCAGCGATACGATCCAGATCGGCCTGCTTCTGAGCTAGGTCCTGGTAGTCCGGAGGAGTCGGCTCATTGCCCTTATCCTTGTGGAAGAGGTCCTGGACCTTGTCTGATATTGCATTCCCGACTGGGTCGAGAAATTTCATGAATGACATGGTGTCTCTCCAACCACTTACATTGCTCGCGGTGCATGCTGAAGATATGCAAATCTCCAGACATGCCTGCTCTTGGTATTACGCATGCTTTTGTCCAACCCATTCGTCTTGTAATATCAAGGGACACTACATTGTCGCTTGATACTTCACAAACCACTGTCTTCAGATCCAGCTGAAGAAATGGATAGGCGTACATGAATCCTAGGAACCGCCTAGTTAACCACCCCTTTTCACCCGCCATGTACATGACGCATGACTGGTTGGTAAAGTGGTCATATCCAGCTACGCCTATCAATTTCCTTTCTGAATCACAACTGCCAACCGCCATCAACCTGGCGGTTGGCACTAGCTTCAACCGACTACACAGCCACTCCCGAAGGAGCAGCTGGTTAGCGCATTCCACGTAGCCTATTGGCATAGGCTTGGGCCATGGCAGGATTACCGCCCCCTGGTGCAAACATGCGGCCAGGAGGGGCCATTCCCGGTGGCATCCGTCCGGGAGGCATCATGCCCTGCGGCGGGGGCATTCCCATGCCTTGGGGTGGCATTCCTTGCGGTGGCATGCCTGCTCCGGGCGGCATACCTGCACCAGGCGGCGGGCCCATCGGACCTGGCCCTGCGCCCATGGGCATACCTCCGCCGGGCGGGGGGCCCATCGGGGTGACTTGCGGCATGCCAGGCGCTCCGGGGACGCCAGGCGGCATCACGCCCTGCGGTTGGGCCATTGGCGGACGTTGCATCATGTTGGGCATCATCCCAGGCGGCAACTGATTGGGCATCATAGCGGACCTCCGTATCTGACTGTGTAATCGGTACTAACCCAGGTGGCTTCTGCCTCCGTGGACAAGTTCACTGAGATGGACATTACTGTCCCCATGCCGGCAGCTGATCGCCAGTCGCGTTGAACGGCTAGACCACCAGACCAGTATCCTGTATCCCACAGCGCTTCATCCCAGTGAGCGAAGGCCCCTGTAACGCCTGATCCAGTTGCGTCCGGCGGACCAATCTGGCTGTAGTCGTAGGTGATTCTTGTGGCATAGCCCACGGGCCTCGCACCGAGGAACGTAAGGCGGTACATGCCGATCTGTTTTTGAGACGTCTGGCTGTCGAAGGCTGAATAGGCTTGCTGACCACCTGAAAGGATGTTGGTTCCGCCAGTTCCATCGACAGCCACACCATCCTTGTCGCCTTGAAGCGCAAAGTTGACATTACCGTCTGCGTCACCAAAGATAGGCGCTCCGCCTGCTCTGTTCCAGCAACGCGCATCGAACCCGCTGAAGGTGCACCATGCAGTGGTGATGTGATTTGCAACGATCTGCCCGTTACCACCAGCGAAGACCGTCGGCACATTGATGATGAGCAGATTCTCAGACGGGTAGAAGTCAATCTCCCATCCCTCGAGGTCCTGGAGCGAGGCTAGCAGGTCACTGAGCAGGAAGGCGATCTTTTGACTGTACGTGTTATTGGCTGAGACGTTCACCTGCGTCGAGGTGACGAGCGTCGCCATCGATACAACACCAGTCATTGTCAAGAGGTACAGGTCCCCTGCCACATTGCAGAAGAACCTGCGGCCACGCGGGGGCTGACCGACAAAGTATACCCCGATCAACTTCCAGTTATCTGGGTCGGTAACGTCAATGCCTCCGTAGACAGCAGCCTCCCCGTTAGACGAGACAGCTACAAGGTAATCGTTGGATCCTTGTCCGGCATCAACTGTCCAGGTCGCCAGGATAGCAAGGTAGCCGCCACGTTTGAATTGTGGTCCGAAGTCGAAGGAAGCGGCAACGCCATAGACAGTATCAGCAGGCAGGTACCATCCTTTTGTGGAATCAACTTGCACTCCCCAGACGCGGCGTTGGTGAATCGTGGCCTGGATGATGTTAGATGGAGATACTCCGGACCAGGTACCAGTGACGATACCGTCACCAAGAGTAAGGCGTTGGAGTCCAGCGTTGCTATACCAGATGCCATCATCAGCTCCATCGAACAACAGAGTATGCGGTCCAGCAGCATTGGCGAAACCGACACCTTGCCAGAAGTCTGAGAGCAGACCTGTCAGAAGGGGGGCACCGATGGCCCCCACGGCTGTGATGTCGTAGAACCCGCCGTCTGAGAAAGCGAAGAACTTCTCGGTACCTGCATGGGATATCCACTGCGACATGGATTCCACTGGCCCAGGAAAGCCGGTATTGCGTCTTTGATAGCCCTTCCGTACCGTGCAGCCATACGGTTGCGGAATGATGTTGTTCAGGCGAATGGCATCCTTCGGCGGCATCGACGCCAAGTTGTCATAGGCGTTAATGCCCCCGGTTGGGGACGGAACAGTACTGATCTTGGCCGTCATCTGCATAGATTACGGTCCTGTCGTGCCTGTATCCCAAGAGCCATCTGGGATGCTCCAGGGGCCAATGAACAACGGCGGGAAGAGCGGCGCCAAGGACAACTTCGGTGCGCCCTTGCTCTTGCCGGTCAAGGACGTAAAGAGGCGCATGAAGTCTGTCTGTGCAGCAGTTGTGTCGAAGCCCTTCAGTTCATAGAACTTAAGCTTCAGGAATTTCATGAACAGCCACGGCTCGTACATGACCGTATCGCCGTCTGCGATGATCATGGATGTAGGCGTATCTGGTGCAGGCGTGTTGGTGAGTACCCAGTTCTGGGTTACGTACTCCATTGCCATGTCGAAAGGGGTGGCCGATGGCACGGGATGCAGCCAGAACTTGTCCTGATAGACACGATACCGCATCTTGGGCGCAGCTGCGAGCAGGCCGCCCTTCAACCATGCCCATTCCTGCGGCGACTTCGGACCAAGCAACGGCCAATGGTTCGTACGATCCCATTGAGTCTGGTCCGTGAAGTACAACCAGTCAGTTGGCATGTCGTAGGCATCTTGCCCATCGATGGTCGGCCACTCCCATTGCTTGATGAACTGCTCCCAGGTGTAGTAGGTGAGCAGCTCGTTCCCAGCCGAGTTCATCAGGGCTGTGAGTTGATTGATTTGGACGTCAGAGCTACCAACCAGCGTCGTGGGGGCAGGCAGACCCAGTTCTGCCGCAACCTGCTGCAAAAGCGACAACGCTGGCCAGTAGTTCATGACTTACTCCTTCTTCTGCAGTTTGGCGATCGCAGCCATCATTTCCTTGTTCTGCTGCGTCAGAACTTGGATCTGGTTGTCGCGCTCTTCCAGCTCGGCGCGCATCTGCGTGAAGGGGACCGCTTCCTTGGCGACCTGCAGCCAGGCCTGGGCCTTCTGCTTGAAGCCGATCATGCCCATCATCTTGGACATCTGCGCGTCGCCCATACCGGCGAGATGCTCGATGGTATGACAGTTCACGGCCTTGAGCTCTGCGATGACGCCAACGGTTAGCCAGGGCACCTGCTCGAGCGGCGTGCCGTCCTGGACCTGTTCGAGCTGTTTCTCGTACCTGGCCCATTGCTTCGGAAAGCGGCGCTTGTAGGTCTCATTGGCCTTTTGCACGGTGACATCTCGCGACCCGGGGGTCATGATGCGGATGCACGGAATCTCGCGGAAGATCGGGCGTCCCGCTTCCTTTGAGGCGAACTTGTCTTCGACCGCCTCCGTGAAGAATTGGGCGAAGAGACGCTTGTCATCTTCGTATTGCTGGTCTTCTTCGAAGACCTTCTCTTCGTACTCTGCTGTGGGCATCGCCTACTCCTATGGACCGATTGTGGGAACTACCTCGAGGATCAACCTCACTTCAGTCAGAACCACATTCGCTGCGGCCCCGCTGATCTTGCTCGCCATCACCTTGTAAACCGGATCACCGGCAATTGGCGTGGAATTGATGATTGCGAAACTGCCTTCGACAGGGTTGCCGTTACCCTGACCACTGATCGTGCAGCCGCCCGGGACGCTTACGCCGTCGCGGAACAGGGTGAAGCTCACCTCGTTGCCTGCGGGACAGTCCACCTGAGCGAAGAAGGTCACCCGGTTGTTGACCGTCGGCAGTCCGAGCGCGTTGCGCTGCACGGTGCCGAGTGCGAGATTGGCGGTGAAGTCCGCTGTCACCGCCAGCAAGGTGTCATAGGTAACGACCTGCTGCGTCGGCCCCAGCGCTGTCAGCGTCTGCGTGGCACGACCAACGGCACCGAACCCCGGCGTCAACGTATCGAGTACGTCCTTGATCATGTTCCGGACATCAGCAGCTGAGATGGCCCCCGTGATGTTGTCCTCGATGGTGGCATCGGCCTGCGCTTTCAGCGCAACCATTGTCTTTCTGCTCATGGTGCGTTCGGGCTGTCAAACCCGTCGTTGAATGCGTTGGAGAAAGCGAACTCAGTCGGAGGCGGAACCACCCCGAACGAGACCGCAAGACGACCATCAGAAAGGAACGGCAAACCGCACCAGTACCATGCGATTGGCGTAGTTGCGACTGAGATTGCGAGTCGACCATCAGAAGTCATTGGACCATTGACTGGATTCAGGCCCTGAATGGCACAAGCACAGCCTTTTCCGTCGAAGCTCCAACCACCAAGGTAGTCGACTGGCGGGACGTCACCTACGCAAAGTAGGCCGTCCTTAATGGGGGTGCCACCGTTGAAGTCAGACGGCACTTGGTTCAACGAGCACATGACGCGCCCGTTGGCATCGAATTGGAGCAGCTGATGGTTGAGCATGCTAGTACGCCTTTGGCTCACGGGGCTTGTCAGGTCCCCGTGGTCCACGAAGAATCTTCACCGTAGCAGCAGCTTTCTTGGCTTGATCTGCTAGGTTATATTCCTTGGCAACGCCCTGCGGAATCCCCACCTTCGCAGCGAAGGTGGGGTCATGTGCCGCTGCAGCCATTGTGCGCCTTTGCGCCTCTGACTTGCTTGGCATGGTTTACGACGGCACTGCCGACGCCACGTTGCTGACACCGAAGACGCTGTCGCCGATACCGATGCCGAAACCGACACGGTTGAGGAAACCCGCCTCGACAGCCGCTCCGTTGGCGACAGAAGCCGTTGCCGTCACCAACTTCATGGTGAAGCCGGTGTACGCAGGGCCTGCACCTTGGTCGCGCGTGCCGCCGCTACCAGCTGCACCGATGCCGAAGCCTGCGACGTACGGGACCACTGGCGCGAGGCCGTCGACGTTCTTCGTGCACTTGCCCCCACCGATGTACATGTACGTCGAATTGGGCGAGTCCGCCGGCAAGGGGGTGCTGATACCCGGCTTGTAGTCGTCCGTGAAACCAGCTCGGCCGATCGTGACTGCCGCCGGCGGACCCATCAAGGTCTCCGGCGTCATGCCGATACCGGTGCTCAGTGCACCGGTCGAGCAGTTGAGGTTGGCGACTGCGGCTGTGGTCGTGTCCTGCTTGAAGAAGGGGCTGACCGCGTTGGCGTAGTCCTTGTCGTTGTCGAAAGGTGAACCCTTCGGACCGGACAGCAGGTCGAAGATGACCGCTACCCCGAGACTCGGGTTCGTCTGGTTCTGAGCCGGCGATGAACCGGGAAGACCTGCTGGCATTGTGTTCTCCTGATTGAAGACTCGCCCCGGAGGCTAGACTTTGGGTCGCTGTGACCGACCGTCTAGGGCGATCCTCCGGGGTCCGTCAAACTTACTCGACCATCACGCCCTGGAACTGCAACCCGCACGAGGTGAGGTTGCCGGCCCACGCCAGGATCTGCACGGCGGCGTCCTGGTTCACCGAGTAACGCTGGCCCGGCGAAAGCGGGACCATGTTACGATCGCGGTGGGGGCGATACTTCAGGTACTTCGTGTTCAGGAAGTACGCCGTCGAGACCGGGTCAAAGCCGCCGATGCCGCCGTCGAGGCAGACGTCTGCGTCCATGAACTTGATCGTGACGAAGCCGAGCTTGGCCGTCTGCGAGTCCGTGAACCGTTGGATGGCCTGGAGCGAGGCCATGTAGAAGCCCCAGTAGTTGTTGTCGACCATGATCAGGTCGGGGCGATCGTTGCCGCGGACGCACTTTGCCCAGAGCCGGTTGAAGTAGCTCTGGATGTTCGTGGCCGAAGTGGGGGCACCACCGTCCGTGCTGGCGTCGAACGTCTGGTTACGCCAGAACGTCCAGGTGACGCGGTCGATGCCGCCGGGCGAGCCGGAGGTCGGAACCGCGATGACCTGCTTCTGCAGCCCGTCGATCTGCTTGCCGCCCGCGGCCGTGCCGTCCGAGTACAGGCCCTGCGCGATCAGGTTGGCCATGGAGGCCTCGCCGACGTTGACGCGGGCTTCGAGCAGGTCGATGATCTGTTCCCGGCCGCTGTTCTGCAGCTGGTCGAGACCGGAGATCGTGACGGGGCAAGCGGCCTGCTTGATGTCGTACTGGGCGGCGCTGATCACGTCCTGTGCCGCGATGGGCAACAGGTCGTAACCCGCGTACCAGCCGGCGTTGCCGTTGGCCTGGAACGAGAGCTCTTCCATGATCACGTTGCCGCCGGAGAACGGCTTGATGTTGCCGCGTTCCTTCAGCCTCATGAGCAAGGCGTTGTTCTTCGTGACGTTGTCCGCGATCGTACCCGTGCGGGATTGGATCGTGGTTGCGATGATGTCGCTCACCGCGGCGTTTGCGAATGCCATGATTGGCTCCTATGTAGGTGGTACGGGTTTGCGGAGTCGAACTATCACTCCGCCAAGTCGGGTTTGAGGTTTTCCTGGATCATTCCTTGTGACCCGAGCAGGGGGTGCAGTCCTGTCGATGCGCTCCGGTGGGGAGAACTTCAACAGACGTTTGATGATAAGCAGCATGGTTATCTGCCTGCCACTTGACTGAACGCTGCTTCGATGGTATCACGCAGAGATGCGTTTGGTCCGACCCCGCCTACGGGTGAGCCACCTGGCGCGCCGCTGACAGAACTGGAAGCCGCGAGCGCCCGCTGTGCCCGTTCATTTACCGAACGTGCTTGCTGGAGCTGTCGTCCATTGTTCTGTTGCTGCGCCATTTGAGCGCCCAACTCAGGGTTCATTCCCACGGCACGTGCATACGCCTGGTCTGGCGTAAGGAACACGTTCCGCTTGGCATTCATCTCGATGATGTCGGCCATGTCTTCCCGCACTGAATCGAAGTGCGGGTACTTGACGTTGTCCTGTGCGATTTGGTCGATCGTAGTAGCGGCCTCGGTCAGAATCTGCTGCTCCTGGTACTGGGCGACCTGCTGCTGTTGATTGAGGAATTGCTGGAGAGGACTGAGGCGCTCCTGCAGCATCCGCTCGACTTGAGCGGCGACTGGGTCTGGAGCTTGTGTACTACCTTGTCCGGCCAGCGCATCATCGAGTTGCCGAATGTCGATCCCATACTCCTTGATCAGCTGCGCCATGTATTGGGCGCGTTGCGGACCAGGAGTGGAGGAAAGGATGTAGTCGGACCTCAACAGTTGCTGAACTGCCTGTAGCGGTTGCATGCCGATCGACTGAAGTCGAGCTGCATAGGGCTGTACGATCTCGTTGAACTGTTTGAAGGTTTCTCGTATTCCGCTCGTTTCACCAAATACTCTGGACGTTTCCTTTTCACGGCGGTGCACCTCGGCCCGGATCTCCGGATCGACCGTACTCCACTTTCCTTGCGCAGCAGCTTTCCAGGACTTCGGCGCCGCTTCTTCCGGCGCCCCCTTGGCTGCTTTGTCGAGCTTGACGACGGCATCGGGCTTGTTCAGGTCGACAACTTGGCCTTCGGGCGCACCTTCACGTTGCTGCGTGGGTTCCGCAGACGTTGAGGGGGCGGCCTCTGGCTTGTCCGCTGCTTCGACGACCTCCACGGCCGCTTCGAGCGAGTCCCGCAGGCTCGGTTCTGCGGGTTCCTGACCTTCTTGACCTTCGATTGCCATCGCCTAGCTCCTTAATGGATGAACACAGGGAGATGAATTCCCCCGAAGAGAGCGCTCAAGAGCACCACGAGGATGATGAGCACCAAAACCACTTTGATGACTACTGGGAACGGCGCCGGCAGAGGCAGTTGCGCGATCGCCCAGTAGACGAGATAGAAAACCAGGCCGAGGATGATCAGCCAGACCAGCAGGTTGATGAGACTCATTTCATGTACCCCTTTTCGTGCATTACACGGATGATGTCCTGCCTGATCTGGTTACGATCTGGCAAAACAGGTTGAGGTCCATAGGGAAGACCCGCTAGCTCCTGAGTCGGGACCACGTCGTGGCGAGCACAGTGGTCTCGTATGCCAGCACGGCCCCGAACAACCGTTTTGTCGATAGGAGAAACGAAGTCAGGGACATCTGGAATGACAAACGGGCCCACTGAAGGTCGGCTAGACACTGGTTCAGTTCCCTTTTCATACATCTCACCCTTGATGTACACCCAAGTGCGCCTCATTAGTGCCTCGTAACTGGTTTCGGCTTCGCCGCAGCGGTAGCCTTCATGGTTTGGACCTTGACAGCGCCTTGCACCGCAGCTTGATGCGTCTTCATGCGGTGCTCGTCCATCATCTGTTGCATCTTGAACCCGTGTTCTTGACGCATCATCATCTGCTCCATCTGCATCTTCTGGAGTTCAAACTGGAGCTGCTGCTGGTTCTCCACGGAAGCGGCCTGCAGCTCCGCTTGCTTCTCCTGAATCTGCAGTTGCGCCTCCTGTTGCTTCATCTGCAGGTCCGCTTGCATCTCTTGCATCTTCATCTGATGCTCTTCCTGCATCATCTGCATTTCCATCTTGGCCTTCTCGGCCTCAGGGTCAGGCTTATCTTCGTGCGGGGGCGCCTTCAGCATGGCGTCCAGCTCCTTGTCGAGCATCCCCTCAATGTCTCGTGCACCCTTGAAGCCAGACACGGCCCATTTCAAGATACCCACGAACAAAGGCCCGGATTGGGGGGCTGACATGATCATGGGGCCGACTTTCTCGAGGTATCCGGACACAGAAGTCAGCATGTCTACTCGGTCCTGCTTCTCCATCGAGTAGTCGGTCTGCGCCAGTTGGTCGGAGGTAACCAGAATTCTCCATTCGAACCCCTCTTCGGACTGTAGAAGCTCGACGGCTTCCTGAGCCATCGCTGCGTCGTCCGTTCGCATGATGTTCGACTTGCGGATAAGTATCTCCGGGTCAAAGTGCTTGACCTGTATCTCGGCTTTAATCCGTAGGAGTTCAGAAGCAAATCGCGCAACCTCGTCCTGGGTGTCCTTGATGCGGACCGAGGCAAACTTTGCTTTGATTTCCTGAGCACCCAGCGTCTCAGATGCCTTCGAAGCACCCCGAACAATATCTGCAATGCCAGTAATTTCATAGATCTGGGCCTTAATCCCTTCCCGCGCTTCATAAAGACGCTGGAGAGCATTAACGATCTGTTCGAGGGGCAGCCAATCGACCTGACCCTTGACGCCACCCTTCTCTGCGAACATCGCCCAGTTCTCGACTGGGACCAAGACGTTGTCCACCCCCTCCTGGAGGAGGCGCTGAATACCGGTAGATGACTGGTCGTAGACGCCTGCGACCTTGCAGGCCTTGACCAGGTTCGAGATTCTGTTGTTGACGTTGTCCAGTTCCTGATACTGGTCCTGCACCAGGTAGTAATCCGGCCTCGGAACTGTATTCGAGGTCGTAATATTGGCAAGAAGGGGCCGAGGGCACGGCTCGAAGCCGACCAGGTTCAGGAAATCGTCTTTCTCGTCGAGCAACCCCGGCAGATCTTTGCAAAACCAGATGATCTTACGATGAATCCTATCCCAGATCTCGTAGATCTTCGCTTGTTTTACAGCTTGGTTGACCGGAACAATACCACCAGGGTACGTGTTCAGGTTCAGGTTCATTGGACGGTGGTTCAAAGGGATTTCTTTGCCCTTTTTCTCACCAAAGCGCTTGATGCACTGCGCTTGGTCCATGTACACGACGCGGCCGACCCAACGACGCTCTTCCCAGACCCTGCAGGGCGACCACAGGAAGTCCTCCCAGTACACGTAGTCAACTGCTACGCGCTGATCTGTGATCCGCTTGTACTTTAGAACGACCGGTGCTGGCGCAGCCGGCGGCTGTGGTACTGGTGGTCCAGGAGGAACGGCACCAGGAGGAACGGGACCTCCAGGAGGAGGACCACCAGGCATAGGAGGCTGCCCAGGAGGAGCCCCAGGCATAGGAGGAGCTGCGCCGGGAGCGGCCATTCCTTCGTCGGGGGCAGGTCCGGTCTTGAACCCGCTGAAGAGGGGGTCTTCGTGGTGGTCATGCGGCGGTTCCAGTCCCTCGCCTACCGATTGGATCCCTTCGAGGATGAGCTCTGTATCTTCTGTATCCGTTTCAAGACGGCACCACGCGATCCCCAGACCAGATAGGAGTCTGTCCAGAGTAACGTGCCGCATGGTGGAGTCGAAGAGATCCCTGGGATCGTCTCCGTCGGGCATGATCGCGCGTTGGAGCATGATCGCGGCGACACGCCCGAGCTGGTCCTTGTAGTCAAGGTACTTCCTCTTCACTTCCGGCTTGGGAATCTGCGCATACAGCGCCGCCTTCATGATCTTCGTGTTGGCGTAGAAGAGGTTGAACCACTTCTGGGGCGCGTCCATCGCGTCGCGCTCGTCGACGTACCGGCGAATGACCTTCCGGCCACGCTCGTGGAACTTCTTCAGTTCCTGCTCAGCGTAGTTTACCTCGGTCCGCCACAGCTCGTCAGGCGCGAGCTTGTTCGGATCGACGATCGTGGGGGACCCACTGTAACTGCCGCCATCAATACTCACATGACCCTCCGATCACCAAGCATGGCGAGCCTATCCTCATGGAGCCCCTCGAGATGAAAGGCATAGTGCATGCCCTGCTCTTTCACTCGACTCCGGTCAGACGTCTTCTTTTGCACAGATGCGTACTTCTTGTGTGCAACCACGCACATGTAACCGAATGCGTCTGCGTAGTCCGAGCACCAATCGTGGAGGGGTACGTCACTGAAGTTGAGATTCTTGTCGTCCCAGACGCGGCGATACCCCTTCAGTGCCTCAATGAGGTCCTCTGTCGAGAGCTGGTCAAACGCGACGAGGGGGAACAACTGCCGCGTGGCGGCAATGCGGTCTCGCACCTTGTGCGCAGGAACCAGTTCAGGTCTGATTCCTTCTTTAATGAACTGCTCCACCAGACTTCTACCAGTCTGGAGGTTCTTCGCTCTCGCATCGTGGGGCAGCCAGACGCTCCCCAGTTCTCCGGCGAATGAATGAAGCTTCTCGATGTGGTAGAAGATGTCCTTACCCTGGGTAGCTTCAACGTGGACAACGCGGACAGGCGACTTTCCAACAGCGTAAGAAGCTTCCTGCCAGAAGATACACACGGTAGCATCAGTGAAGCCAAGATCGAATACCACGTGTGTGGGTAGGTTCGGATCGTAAAGGCTCGCCTGAACTCGCTTAGTGAGGAAGACTTCATTGACTTCATCCGCGTAGATGGCGCCCTTCAGGGCCGAGTCAAATGAGCAGAGGTACTCCTGGGCGAATTCCTCGGGGTCCATGTCCTTGCGAAGGTCTGCGAGCTCCTTCGGAGGAATGATGTCTGAGGTGTCTGCCCTCAGCTCGAGGTTGTACCAGGTGGGGTCGTTACGCGCGTCTTTGACGACGTCGTAGAACAGGTTCTTTCCGCGCGGGGTGGATGCAAAGACGAACCACCCATTACGGTCCGATAGTGTCGGCCGAATGACTTGTGGGAAGACGGACGGCCTAAACAGCGCGTACTCGTCACCAACGCCTCCATCCAGGTACATTCCCCGGAGTGAATCAGCGTTGTCTGCGCCGAGGACATATAGCGTTCGGTCTCCATGCAGAGTCACCTTCAGCTCGGCCTCCTGCGGGGGCCTTGACATGTACGGTTCCGCGTAGTCCTTGAGGTACGTCCAGGCGACGCGCTTTGCTTGACTGTACGTGGGGCCAATGTACGCCAGTTGCGGCTTGTACAACTGGCACTCCAAGGCCCCGAACACCAGGTCATTCACCAGAGCGACGGTCTTCCCCGCGCGCCGATGAGTATTCAGCGCACCCCACCGCTGAGTGCGGTTGTGGAAGGGAACGAACTGTTCCCGAGGTACGTACTTCAGGGCCATCGTTGGCTACTTCTTCGCGGGGGCGTCCTTCTTCGACTCGACCTTCGCTTCTTCCTTGACCTCGGCCTTCTTCTCTTCCTTGTACGTTGCTTCTTCCTTCGCCGTCGGCAGCATAGCCACGCGTGACGCCAAGATCGCGAGGTACCGCTGCATCACGGGGAGCTGTGCGTCCAAGTAGTCGCGTTCTGGCACCGAAACCACTTTCCAGTAGTCGGGGCTCGCCGCAAACGCAGCGAGCTTATTGGTGCGTTCCTCGAGGTCCGCGTACTCCGCAAGCAGTCGATCTTGATAGCCTTCCATTTCACTCTCCTCTGACTTGCACGTCGACGACTTCGTTGTCGCCGTCGCGCTTGTAACTGAGCCGTGCGCCCGTCAACCAGGGCACGTCGATGATCACCCCATTCCCACCCTTTGGATCGTTAGCGGGGGGCAACAGTTTGCTGATCGCCTGCACGAAGACCCGGGCGTTCTGGTCGGACTTGCTTGCGAACTCGACGAGCCAGGGGGCACCCCCAAGGTTGTCGAATGCCTCACGGAACACTTCCCGGAGCTGCTGAGTGACTCGGCGGGGGCTTGCCTCTTCCTGGAGGGACCCCGGCGGCGCTGAAAACCTGGGCGGTCCAGCTGGAATCAAGCTTGGGAGCAGTGACGGGGGCCTGTCCATGTTTGTAACGGAGTAGATTTAGGCGTACGTGCGACCATTATACACGGTATTTTCGGACAGGGGAATGGCCCGAGGACGTAACACTTTGTAACAGTCGTAACACTGGTAATAATTTCGGCCGAAAGTGCGTTATAATGGTATTTTACGGAGGCCACATGGCAACACAGAAGCAGATAGACGCGTGCATCGAGTACATTTTGGAAAACAGCTTTGTTGTACAGGAAACTGGATGTTGGGTTTGGCAGAAATTCACAGACAAAGGCTACGGCTATGGTTACGGGCGTGCAGAGGGCTTTGTAGAAAGGCTCGCGCATAGGCTTGCCTACGGAGTATTTGAGTTTTCGCAGCAGGGCGGGGAGCTGCCTGAGGGGGCCCGACTGCGGCAGAAATGTAGGAACCATGCTTGTTGCAATCCGAAGCATCAGGACCTTAGTTTGCCACGGCCGAAAACGTGTATAAAGCCCCAAGAAAACGGGCCTGATGAAACGGCTAGGCCCCCCGGCCGAAATGCGGCCACGGCTGCCGACGTTTATTATAAGGCATCAATTTCGCACGGGCCGTCGGGCTCGTCCGACGAGCCGGGGTTGACTTGGGAAGAAGTGTTCGCGGCGTTCTTTACACGAGGTAAATGACTGGTAGCGGAAATTGAAAAATTCTATGTGCGCGGTGGGGCCCCACCAGCCCGACCCCCCAGTCTCCCTTTCCCTTTCTCGAGTTACATTTGGTTGCATTCGTGACACTCTATTAACAATTGTAGAACACAGTTACAAATATTCAATACATAATATCTTCATACTGTGAATAAACAAGTATGTCACTTGAATCACAGTATGAATGTGTAAAACTTGTAAAGATTGCAACATCATGAACATTGGTCAATTCATTACTTACATGATCTTGAACAGCAACAAGAGCAACAGTGAGATTCTGCAACTTGTGCATGAAAAGTTTGAAGGTTGTAAAACTTCTGCAGCATGTGTTGCATGGTACAAGAGCAAGTTGAGGAAGGAAGGCAAGATTGAGAAGAGCAGAACACAGAAGTTCTCTGTTGCACTCAGTGAAGAAGAGTTGCAACAGCTGTGTGAGTAACAGATAGCAAAGAGTGCAACAGAAATGTTGCACTCTTTTTTTGACAGTTCAGGTTGGGCGGATTGGTCAGTCCCGGGATGAGGGACCCGGTGGGGCTCGTAGATCTTCGAACCCAGTTCAATTGCAACAGTTGTAATATGAATTCCCTTCGTTTGCCCAAAACGTTATAATTGTTGTTGAAGCTGAGAATACTCTCACTTCAACTGTGAATCAACTTGAATAGGGAAATGTCATGAGCAAGAAGTACCAGGAACAACAAGCCCAGAACGAACTGCCGGAAGGGGGCGATCAGGCGACCCAGAGCGATACGGGGGCCGATACCTCGGTCGAGCAGAGCACGGAGAGCGAAGTGCAAAGCTCGGAAGCCCCGGACGAAGTGCCAAGCACGGAGACCAAGGCGATCGGCATCGGCCAGTTCGTGCGGCATCTCTTGATGCACAGCACGAAGAGCAACTCGGAAATCCTCGAGCTGGTTCTCAAGACCTTCGAGGGCAGCAAGACGACGCCGGCGTGCATTGCGTGGTACAAGACGGACCTCCGGAAGAAGGGGCTGCTTGATGGCCTGAACCAGCGCGGCAAGAACAAGACCGTGGCGTTCAGTGCCGAGGAGCTCGAGGCGCTCTGCAAGTAATTCAAGGCCCTCTTCGGAGGGCCTTTTTTATACTTGTTCATTAATTGAAGAGTATAAAAAAGGTCAGCTGATACGACGAACAATGTGCGTGTGTGTCGGCCGTTATTGCACAAACACGTCGAATCTATCCTTTATATATTATACTGGTAACATTTTAAATTATTAACTTTAAATGTGATCACACACATCACACATACACAAAGTATATTGAACTCTGCCGTTTTGGTTAGCACCCCCTAAATCGGGTGTTAACCAATGCGGGCAAGGTGCCTAGCAGATAGCGCGACGCGCGAAGAGGAAAGCAAAATGATTGATAAGCTACCGCAGAAGACATGGCAGGGCAAAGTCCCCGCAATGTGCGAGATGTCTGGTGAGGAGATCACAGATCGATTCATCGATGGATGCAATCGGGCAGGTCAATGGTGTATCATGTCCCCTACGGGCCACATGCAATATGGACGTGGTCTGGGCGTCGGTAAGGGCCAAGAGTACACGAAAGTGCACGGAAAGTGGGTGAAGACACGTGGATAACCAAGAACAGTCGGCCCCCCTCAACGCGATGCAGAGCATCAAAGACGAAGGGTACAGAGCGCAAGCTCAAGGCAAGGTCATGAGCCTGGACAACCCGTACCGGCAGAGCGACCCAGCGCATTGGGCTTGGAGAAGCGGTTTTATCGAAGCATGGAGAGATGCAAATGGCTGATCACCCCCGCAAGCAACCGAACTGGATCGTCGGTAAGAACGGATGGTGGCAAGCTACGTCTGGTGAAGTCAAAGAGATGTTCGGTCTGAAGAAGACTGATCCCTGGCCAGATGCAGGGATGCCAAAGCGCGTAGTGCAAGGCTTCATTTGCTGGATCGATCCGATCGCCCCCGTTCAGATCAACAAGAATGGTCGTGAATACAGGCCGTTTAGGATCAGGGCGCGGATGTTCTGCGGTATCTGCGGGGATGAGCAGCCGATCGGCAGGCAACAGCAGCATGCTCAGGTGCATATCGAAGAGGCCAAGCAGGAAGCCGCTCAGCACCGCTACGATACCACCCCCGCAAGTGAGGAGTAACGAGACGTAAAAAGATTTCCCTTGGAGCTCCTTGATGTGTTATAATATATCTTATGCCGCACATGGAGCTTCAAGTGAACCAAGTCAAACAGTCTAAACCTGTGTCCCAAATGAGTAAGATGGAGATGGAAGAGAAGATCAAGGGATACAAGTTTGTACTGTTCAAATTGCATAAGGAGATCTCGGAAAGAGACGAAGAGATAGCGAGACTTAATCAACTTCTAGAAAGGAAGAAGCGCAATGAGATTGGAACATGAGTTCACCAAGAAGTCTATGATGAGTGGCAAGACGCACTCAGTCAAGATGATGGTCGACATGGACGACTATGCCGCATGGCAGAACGGCCAGTTGATTCAGAATGCCATGCCGTATCTGACCCCGGATGAACGGGAGTTCTTGATGACCGGCATCACCAAAGAGGAGTGGAACACGATGTTCCCCAAGGACTAACATGGAAGACCAGGAACTGGACCGCACCATCAGCGGACCGTGGCGCCGAAGGATGAAGGAAAGCACGATCATTGCGATCCTTCTCGGCAGCGCGATCGGTCTCACCCTCGCCGTTACGCTCGGCTATTTTCTCGGGAGCCACATGTGAGAAACCCTTTCAGAAAACCGACCCCCCTCGAGCAGGCATCCTCGGACTTGGTCGCAGCACAGCACGGACTGTTGACCGCGCAGCTCAGCTATGAACGGGCATGCGCCGAGGTGAACATGCGCAGGCAGAGCTGCATCCGGCTTCGCAGGGACATCGCGGAACTGAGCAGCGACCAAGCGACTTCGGTGGAGGACTAGCATGTTCATCATCGGCGCAATCATAGCGGCTTGTGTTTGGGGATGGCCTGCGTTTATCGCAGTCCTGCTCATCGGCGCAATCTGTCACATCTTGGGCTTCATGATGGTACTCGGCGACATCGAGTATGCGGAACGTAAGCGCAAGGAACAAGAAGCGAAGTGGGGCCAGTGATGGCCTCTAACTGGAAGGACTATCCAGAAGACCACTACAAGATGCTCGCAGAGTGCCGCGCCTACATCAATGCTGCGCCCACGCCCGAAGAGCGTAGCAAGCGCAAGCAGCAGATGTACGTTCACATCTACTCGAGCAGCCAGCCCCTCAGCACTTGGTTGAAAGACCAAAAGAAGGATCAAGTCAAATGAGCAGATACAACACCTACGCCCGTCCGTTCCTGATTACCTATCCTGGTTGTTGGGACGGTCACGCCAAGACCCGCGAGGGGGCCATCAACGCGGCTTCCCGCCATTGCGTGAGCGACGGGTACCTGAAGGCCACGATCACGGACAAAAGAACAAATCAGGACGTGGCCCGAGTGCATGTGTCCAGGGACCGTACGACGGTAACCGTGGAAGCAGTCCGCCCCCTCAAGACGTACGCGGCTCTTCGGAGGGTGGCATGAGCGACAACCTGTCCAAGCCGTGCACGGGGTGCATCCACTTCCGGCCGTACAAACGGATTCTTTGGATCATTCCAGTACAGCGTAATCACCCCCTCTGCGCTAAGGTCCGAGACCCTGGTACGGGGGAGATGGCATTTACCGAGATCGAACGGTCCGAGGCCTACCGAGGCAACTACCCCAGTTCGAAGAACCACTGCGGTCCCCAAGGCAAGTTCTATCAGTTCTCATGGCCAGATGGAGTGCCCGAACTATGAGCTCCAAAGACCCGAACAGGATCATCGAGCGCATCGAGAAGCTCCTGGCAATGGCGCGCAGTGCTATTGACGAAGCCGAGGCAATCGCTGATTGTCCAGATGAGCCACTGCGCATCCAGCGAGAAGCTAGAAAGCTGATGGACAAGTTCTACGAGGATCAGCTATGAAACCTGACTTCAAGGACTTGTACGAGTTCCTAGAGTGTGCGCCGAGACCTTGGTACATCCTGGTGGTTGGCGCGCCTGGCAGTGGTAAGAGCACGTTGTGCAAGGCGCTGCTAGGGACGTACACCAAGCTGCACCGGTTCAGCACGGACGACAAGCTCGAGCTCATTGCCCTTCGCAGATACGGCACGAAGACACTCAAGGAATCGCAGTTCGCAAAGGTCCCCTTCGGCGAGCTAATCCGGGAAATGAAGTTCAACATCTGGCAGATGGCGAACATGGGGGAGTCCATTCTGATCGACCAGACCTCCATGAGCGTCGAGTCTAGGGTTAGGAAGTTGGCGTGGTCACCCCCGCGATTCACAAAGATCTGCATTGACTTGCATGGTCTTACGGCTGATCAATGCTTCAGGCGCGTCGAGCAACGAGTTCGAGACAAGGGCCGGTTCATTCCTAAGCATGTTATTGAAGACATGCTCAAGAAGTACGAACAGCCCAGCGTAGACGAAGGTTTCAACCTGATCTACAGACTCGATCAATCTGTAGGTGTGTAACAGAGGTGTAACGTAAGTTTACAACGAGTTGCATAGGGGTGTATAATAATGCTATCACGACTGCAACGGTCGCGATATTCCTGTGCTGCCCTGTGGTAGGGGCTGTGGATCAAGGGGACGGCCTAACCAACCGTCCCCTCCACTTATAAGGCCAGGGATCACCCTTAGCACAGGACAGTAATGGCAATTACCAAATTGTTTGCAGCGCCACCGCCAGCGCCGTGGGAAAAAGAATCAGTTGAGTTCATGACTGAAGACCTACATAGGTCTGGTCTAGTCGCTGAGGACATGGGCGCATACCCCATCGCCGCCAGCAAGTATAGCGCCCCCGCGTACTGCATACCATATCAAGGCAATGACGCTCTCTATCGCGTCAAGATCAATCGCGAAGAGAACAAATACATTGCCACACCAGGTGTCACCCCCGACATCTGGGTACCACCATCTCGTGACTACATGGAGATGTACGACGGTGACCTGATCGTCGTTGAAGGCGAGAAGAAGGCGGCTGCTGTAGCCAAGTACTTCGGTGTACCTTCAGTTGTAGGAATAGGCGGCTGCTGGAACGCAGTACGCAAGTCGGAGAAGAACGAAAGCTACTCGTTGATCGAGCGGCTCCAGCTACTCATCCAGCCTGGACGTCACGTCCACGTGATACTGGACGGGGACGTAATAGACAACAAGAATGTGGGGCGCGCAGCCCTGACGTTGCAGTCTTGCATCGAGGCGCTCAACGCCAGCATGACGTTGTACACCCCGCCCTCGGAGTTCAAGGGGGTGGACGACTGGATCTACCAGGACCCGAAGGCTAGCTTCAGCGGACTGGTGGTCGTCCCCTTTGACAAGCTTGCGATCAATCGCACCCTCCTGTATACAGAGACTGGGTGCTCGCTCAACGACAAAGGCGGTTTAATCCACAATGAACTGAATGGATCCAAGCTCCTAGCACATCACTTCAGGAGTCTGGGCATTGTCAATGACAAGCGTCTCGGTTTCATCGGTCGAGATCGCAATCAGATCAATCCCGCAGTCATGCACTCCATGTGCCTGGATTACTTGCAAGGTGACATCAGTCCACGTTATCCAGCAGGTGCGATCGGCGGGGCATACAACGACTATCAAGTTAAAGGGACTCAATACGATCTGGTTCAGGAATTCGTTAAGGCACTCAAGTGGGACGGTGTCCCCCGCCTCGAGACCTGGGGTTCTGAGTATCTTCAATCCAAACAAGCAGCTCCTGTCGTCAACGAATGGGGGCGACTGCTCTTCACGGGTCTAGTCCTGCGGATCCTAGTGCCTGGCACTAAGGTCGACACCGTCTCTATCTTGAATGGGAAGCAAGGAATTGGAAAAACCACGTTCTTCGAAGACCTTGCAACTATCGACGGCTTCAACTTCTATCGACCTATTACTGATCTACCCGGATCGACTGGAGATGATCGTACATTCAAGCAAACCATCACGGCGTCACTTGTTGTGGACCTCGGCGAAGGTATCATCTTTGAGAGCAAGAAGACCAGTTCAGATCGGCTAAAGCAGTTCTTGACGGAGAGAGCAGATGAATACAGAGTCGCCTACGCCAAGAACAACACTATCACTCCTCGTGGGTTCATCTTTGTTGGCACGACTAACCGTGGTGATCAGCTATCTGACCTTTCTGGCTCTCGTCGCTTCTTCTATCTTAATGTTCAGCGCATAACCCGTATACCGTATGAGATACGGTTGCAGATCATGGCTGAGGTCGCAGCTCGAGAAGAGGAAATCAGGGCAAGTCATTGGTACGATCTACGTGTGACCATGGACGACATGGACCAAGGTTTGAAGGACGAGAATCCTCATATAACCGATGTCCGGGAGCTCCTAAACGTAGAACATTACCGCCCCGACTCGCTCACAGAATCCATTAAGCAGCTCATCGAGTCTGGTACGATGGCCACGCACAAAGAGACTGGCGAAATCTTGATCTCTGCGAACTACATTACTACACTAATAAACCAAGATGGCCAACGCATCACTGCTAATATGGTCAGCCGCAAGTTCACCGAATTGACAGGCTCCCCGCAGTTCCCGTATACCTTTGAATGGGTCAAGTATCGTCTTGGTCAAGTTATCTTTCATTCAACTATGCAGGAGACATTGTATAAAGGATTCGTAGGCAATTCACAAGGTCAATTCGTCTGTTACATAGTACGGAGAAAGTAAATGGCAAACGAGATATTCAGGCCCCTGTTGGCGAGCACGCTTGAATCACCCGCACTCCTCAAGTTCCCGGTTGTAGTCAGCCCTAAGCTTGACGGCATCCGGTGCATGATTGTTCAGGGTGTCCCCCTTTCCAGGAATGGGAAACTCATTCCTAACAACTACATTCGCAGTAAGCTCAGTGCCCAGGCCTTTCATGGTCTAGACGGGGAGCTCGTTGTTGGTGAGCCTAACGGCGAGAAGGTATTCAACCGCACCTCTTCTGGCGTCATGTCCATGGAGGGGGAGCCAGCCTTCACTTACTGGGTATTCGATAACTTCATCTACCCAATGTCGCCATTCATGAAGCGGTACGACATGCTAAGGATCTTCAATGAGAAAGATTCTGCTGTGCCTTTTATTCGCATGCTGCCTCATCGCGTTGTTCATACTCTGAACGAGTTGGCGGACTACGAGAGCGAGATGCTGAAGAACGGCTTCGAGGGCATCATGATCCGCAATCCGCAAGGTCCTTACAAGAACGGGCGGTCAACCCCGAACGATGGGATACTACGAAAGCTCAAGAGGTTCCGAGATGGTGAAGCGACGGTTGTTGGACTGGAGGAGGGTGTTCAGAACAACAACGAAGCAAAGCAAGACGATCTGGGTTACACGACTCGTTCTACGCATGCTGCCAATATGGTGGGTGCTAATCGTGTGGGGACTATTCTCGCTACTGACCTGAAGACCGGCGAACTGCTTCGTATCAGCCCCGGCCGGATGAACCACTTCCAGAGGCAGAAGTACTGGATGATGCAGCACGAGATCATGGGCAGGATCATCAAGTACAAGACGTTCGACTACGGGGCCATCGATGCTCCCCGCTTCACCACGTTCCAAGCCTTTATGGATGGACGACCATGAACCTGATGACAGACGAGGTGGTGCTTCAGCAGATGCAGGGTTACGGCGAGACCTGCTGGCGGGCCACCCCCTCGAACTGGGAGCCAGGTGACCCCGTCGGATGGGGGCCGACTCCGGTGCATGCCCGGGAGCATCTACTGGACCAAATCCAGGAGCGCATCGACTACATCATGTGGGCCAACGGCAACGGTACCATCCAGTAAACCGAGGAGTAACAAAACGTAATAAGATTTCCCTAGGAACGCCTTTTGCGTTATAATAGAATTTATGCCACCAGTAGTTCAACGGAACAAGGAACAAAGTACATGAGACATATCTTGGTTGAAGAGAATGGCGGAGCCGAGGTCAAGCCCGGGATGCGTGTCCTGACGTTCAGGAACGAGATCTATGAGCTGATCGGTTTCACAGTTCCTGGAAGCGATGCTAGCACGGGTCGTGTCCAGGTGAAGAAGCCCGGTGAACAGGTGCTGCCTGGCCACGGGCGTGAGTATTACCCTTCGGTCTTCGGGCTGAAGATTGTCACATTGCACGAATCAAAGGACAAAGCGAAATGAGCCAAGAAGGTAGCAACGAACTGGGCCCCACGATCGACGCGCTCTATGCGCTTCGTGAGATGCGGTTGGGCATGCAGAAGAAGGTCGACGAGCTGAAGGCCGAAGAAGTCAGGACCCGCGAGAAGCTGTTCGAGATGCTCTCGGCGCTCGGCTTGAACAGGGCCAGCGGCATGGTGGCCACCGCCGGCATCAAGGTCAGCAACATCCCTCTGGTCGAGGACTGGGACCTGTTGCAGGCGCACATCAAGGCGACCGGCGAGTTCGATCTGCTGCAGAAGCGGATCAGCGTCACGGCATGGCGTGCGCGGTTCGACGAGAACGTCGATGTTCCCGGCGTCTCGAAGGTCGAGGACGTGGACATCAGCCTCACCCGCGCGTCAAGGGGGTGACATGTCACAAGGACAAGCGTTCATCGCTTTCACGGTCACTGTCCAGGTTCTCAACCTGATGTGCCTCCTTGGTATCTGGAAGCATATCAGGCGGATCGCGGACTCGGCGGAGCGGGCACATCCTGCCCCTCCGATCGAGTACGATGACACGGACTTCGACATCAAGCGCTGACATGCAAGAAGCGATGATCGAGTTGCTGGCGGAGTTCTACAGAAACACGGGACTCCGGCCCATGTGTGCAGATGATGCACTTCACCTGGAGGAGCTAACAGAGCTGCAACGGAAGTGGCTCTTGAACTACGGTCAAATGTGGGACATCATGAAAGAAATGGAAGTTCAAAATGGGAACTGAAGTTGAAAGCGCAGAGGTCATTCGACAACGGATCGCTGAACAGCTCGAGCGTCAGCAAAAGGCCGCACAGGCCCTTCG